ACGGCCTGAACTTGAAATCTATCTTTTTACCGAGGTTAAAAATGGCACAAGGTAAGAAAATCAACGACACAATACCAATTGGCAGCATTGAAAACGCTGTACTTGTCGGAGATTTCCAGTCTGCCAGATTGAGTATGGCGGCTAGACTTGCGCGAATGCTTGACAATACGGACAGCGCACGTGACGTTAAGGCGCTGAGTATGTCGCTTATTCCACTACTTGACAGATGCGAGCAGGATGAACGCGCAAAGAAAGCAAACGAAGAAACCCCACTAGCCGACATCCTAGCCGAAGCAGAAGCGGCACTTGCAAATGCCTAGACATGGAAATCAGCGCCCGACATACTCATGGTGCGGCAGCTACACACGCACGGAAGGTGGACTTGCATCGAAGCTGGCCGATTCATACGGTTTGCCGCCATTCGAATGGCAGCGGCTAATCTTGAATGATTGGTTAGCACTCGATGACAACGGCAAGCTGCTGAATTCGCTGTGCGTGTTGCCGGTTCCTCGACAGAATGGCAAGACGGGCGTTTGCGACCCACGCGAAACATGGGGCCTTGTCCACCGTGGCGAAGCGATTTTGCACACCGCGCAGGAATATCAAACAGCTAAAAAGGCATTCGACCGCTTGCGCGTCAAGTTCGGCGAGAAGAAGAACGACCCGCACGCTCGATTCCCTGAATTGAACGCGATGGTCAAGAAGTACACCACTAGTGCGAATCAGATGGTATTAGACCTCAAGAATGGCGCACACATTGAGTTTCGTACACGCGGCGCTAACTCGGACATGGGGCGTGGCGGCACGTTTGATCTCGTGGTGGTGGACGAAGCGCAAAGCTACACTGACGCGCAAGATGCAGCGTTATCGCCGCTGAATTCTGCTGCACCGACAGGCTCACCGCAAACAATCCTAATGGGGACTGTTCCAGAGCCAACGTCGGCGTACAAGGGCGAAAAGTTCGCAAGCATCCGCGACAGCCTGCATACCGACCCGTATACAGGCGCGTGTATCCACGAATGGAGTGCATCGGAAATCGGCGATGTGATGGATGTTTCGCGTTGGTACGAGAGCAACCCGTCGTTAGGTTTCCAACTGCTCGAATCGGCGTTGATGAAAGACGCACGAATGATGAGCGCCGATGCGTTTGCACGTGAGCATCTTGGTTGGTGGCCCGAAATCGCAAAGGCAAGCGCAGTTATCCGCGAAAGCGATTGGAACGCCTGCAAGGTGGACAACCCGAAACGCGATGGCCTGCTCGTGTACGCCGTCAAGTTCTCCCCAGACGGCGCTACAGGCGCTCTAGCGGCGTGCTACAAGCCTGAGAGCGGCGTTCCGTTCGTGTACGTGGTGGAAGTCAAGTCGCTATCACACGGCATCGGATGGTTCGTGGACAGTCTAGCCCCACGTGCGAACAAAGCGGCGCAAATCGTCATCGATGGTCAGAGCAACGCGCAGAACCTGAACGAACGACTACTCGCCGAGGGCGTCAGCTCGAAGGTAATCATCCGACCGCAGACCCGCGACGTAATTGCGGCGTGCTCGACGCTCGTGAACGCCGTGAAAGAGCGCAAAGTCACGCATTACGGGCAACCTGCGCTTGATGATTCTGCAACCAAGACCAAAAGACGGCGCATCGGCAACAACGGCGGCTTCGGATTCGAATCCACCGACGATGCCAGCGCCGAACTGATAGAAGCATGTGCGCTCGCGTATTGGGGCGCGATGACCACTAAACGCAACCCGAACAGAAAGGCGGTTGTGAGGTGTTAGAAATTCCTGGAATGATTGCATCCGCTGACGGTCTGCGCGGCGAAGATAGGATGCTCGTGCATGAGCTTGTGAAAGCGTGGAGCGACCACTACGACCGCAATGTTTTACGGCATTGCTATTACGTCATGCACAATCGCCTGGTGGACTTGGGTATTTCGATTCCACCGAAGCTGAAGAACCTCGATGCTGCGTGCGGATGGGCGCAAAAGACCGTGGACGTGATGGTTGAGCATTCAATCTTCGACGGCTACACGGTAGGCGATGAAGAAGCACAGGCACAGCTTGACGCAATCACGCGGAGAAACAAGATGCGCTCGAAGTACCGCAAGGCTACGACCAGCGCGTTAGAGCAATCGTTCAACCTGTATTTCGTCAGTAAAGACGATAACGCGCACGCGCACGTCAGCGCATACCCAGCGCACGTGTGCGGCGTGTCATGGGATGACGCGAACGACACGATTAAGGCCGCTGTGTTTATCGTGGACACGAAGAAGGATGCAACAACCGGGCGCATACTGCCCACGTGGATAAACGTCGTGACGCCTGAGTACCTAATCCGCATCAAGAACGACGATGGGCGCAGCTGGTACGTGGACGGTTACGAGCCGCACGGCTTGGAGCATCTGCCCGTGTTCCTCGCGGCGTACAATGCTACGCTTGAGCGCCCATTTGGACAATCGCGCATTACTCGTGAAGTGATGGGCTACATCGATTCGGCGGTTCGTGCGAACATTAACGAAGAGATTGCCAGCGCATTCGCTGCCAGTTCGCAGAAATACCTACTCGGCACCGATGGCGACCCGTTCGAAGACGTGGACAGATGGCAAGCGTTTATCGGCGCGATATTCAACATCGACATGACGCAAGACGGCACGGTTCCGCAGTTCGGGCAGTTGCCGCAGCCATCAATGCAGCCGCTTACAGACCACTTCCGCAACTTATGCGCGAAGATGAGCGGCGCGACTGGCATCCATGTTAGCCAGTTCGGACTTGTCCACGACCAGCCAGCCAGCGCCGAAGCGATCTACGCGGAAAACTCGCCGCTGATTCGAAAAGTCAAGGCGTGGCACAGCGACGTTAGTGATACGCTCACTGACGTTGCGATTGCATGTCTCGCCACTGAACGCGGCACGACGTTTGACAACGTGGACGCAAGCGGCTTGGAGATTCAGCCGCGATTCATGAATCCCGCGATGCCAACACTCGCTCAGATGACCGATGCAAGCGTGAAGATTGCAAGCGTTGTTCCAGCGTTCGCCAACACCCCGACATTCTGGCGCTGGAATGGCCTGGACGATGAAGCTGTTACGACCGTTATGCGCGAATTGAAGACGGCGCAAACGGAAGAAGCGACGAGCGCTATGGTGTCCACGCTGTTCGGTGGTGGTGATGTGAATGCAGATACCGCGTAGCTACATCGAGAACTACAGTCGTGCGCTCAACGTGGTCAGCGAGAAATCACGTGCGGCGCTCGTGGATGCATTAGCGAAAATCGACTACTCGCAAGACGTAGCGACGATTCGAAACGCGACCATCGCCATCATGCAGCCAGCGTGCGGCGCATCTTCCACGATGGCGGCGCGGCTTGCTGCTGAGTTCTACAACGGCCTTAGAGCGCGATTCGGCATCGATGACGGCTTCACAGCGGAAGTGGACAGCCTACGCGAGCCAGAAGCTACGGAGGGCGCTGTGAGGGCGTTCGCGCACGAGCTGGATAGTTCAATGCCGAACGTGAGCGAGTTTCAGCGGCTGTGCTTTGGCCGAATCGACTATGAGACGCGCAGAGCCGCCAACATGTGCATAGCGCACAACGCGAGTCGTGACCCGCGCAAGCCACGATGGGCGCGTGTTCCCGCAGGCGCTGAAACCTGCCCGTGGTGCATGATGCTTGCAAGTCGTGGATTTGCGTATCACAGCGAAGAAGCGGCAGACCATAATCATTCGGGATGTGACTGCAAAGTGATTCCCTCATGGGACAAATCGCCCGAAGTACAGAGCTATGACCCGAAAGAATACGAGCGACGATGGAATGAAGCCATCGACGCAGAAGCACAAGCAGCAGCGGAGCGCAAGGGCACGAGCGTCGAAGAAGAACGTTTACGCATTCTCGGCTACTACGCTGCATCAGCGAAGAACGCAAAGCGCAAAGCAAAGCGTTCGTAATCTAGGAAATCAGCCGTCCACGGTAGCAGACGTGGGTGGCTTTTTTCACGCCTAGCGAAAAGCTGGGCATCTTATCCATGCCAGCGGAAAGCTGGCTTTTTTTATGCCCGAAAAGGGCGGGAGGGAGCCGACTATGGCCGAAGAGACTCAAGCGCAAGCGCAAGAGACGCAGGGCGAACAGCCGATGGAGGAAACCACCGACTGGAAAGCCAAATACGAGGTCATGCGCGAACACATGCGCGACTGGGAGAAGAAAGCGAAAGAGAACCAATCCGCAGCCGACGAGCTGGAAAAGCTACGCGCCGAGCAGATGACCGAACAAGAGAAGGCCAACAAGCGAGCCGAGCAAGCAGAAGCCGAGCTGAAAAAGCTGAAAGCCGAAGCCGAGCACGTGAAGCTCGTGAAAGCGGTTTCCGAAAAGACTGGCGTGCCTGAGAGCATCGTCGCTTCGCTGTCCGCGATGGACGAAGAAGAGCTGACGGCTCAAGCGCAGGCAATCGCAGAAAACTACACCATCCCTGGCGGCGCACCGAAAGCGCCCGAAGCTGGGAAGTTCCCGAAGGACGGCGGCGGCAGCAAAACGACTGCCGAACAGTTCGCCGATTCGGTCAAAGACCTGTTCAAGCATTAGAAAGAAGGTAAACCATGCCTTACGCAACCAACCCCATCGATCATAATCGCGGCACGACTGGAATTCAGCTCACCCCCGAGCAGTCTAACGAGATTTGGCAGAACGCAATCGAAGCGTCTGCCGTCATGCAGCTTGCAACCCGCGTGAAACTCCCTGGCAGCGGCATCACGATTCCCATCATCACTGGCGACCCGACCGCCGACTGGGTAGCTGAGTCTGCTGAGAAGCCTGTTAGCGGCTCCACGTTCGGCATGAAGCAGATGACGCCTTACAAGCTGGCCATTATCGAGCTGTTCTCCATGGAGTTCAAGCGCGACCTGCCTGCTCTGTACAAGGCTCTCATCGAGCGCCTGCCGCAATCCATCGGCAATAAGCTCGATGAGACCGTGTTCACTGGCACCGCTCCTGGCACGAACTTCGACGTGCTGACCAACGCGAACGCCATCTCTCTCGGCGCTACCGCTGGCGTTTCGTTCTACCAGAAGCTTGTCGGCGCATACGAGGTAATCGGCGCTGCTGACGGTGAGCTGAGCGGCTGGGCGTTGTCCCCTGCTGGTAAGGCGATGGTCATGAAGGCCGAGGACGGCAACGGCTATCCGCTGTTCATGCCGTCTAACGAGACTCGCCGCATCGGCCAGATTCTCGGTTCGCCTGTTGCTATTTCCAAGAAGGTCTACCAGCAGGGTACGCCGAACACCATCGGCTTCGCTGGTGACTGGACTCAGGCGCGTTACGGCATCGTGGACGGCATCAACCTCGCGATTTCCGAGGAAGCGACCATCAACGACGGCACGCAGCAAATCAACTTGTGGCAGCGCAATATGTTCGCCGTTCGCGTCGAAGCGGAAGTTGGCTTCATCGTCAAGAACATCAACCAGTTCGTGAAGCTCACCGACTAAAGGAGCGCACCATGAAGATGATTGCACCATCAACACGGGCAATCGTGGACGTGACCGACGAATCCATCATCGAGCAGTTCGAGTCTCGCGGCTTCGTCCGCGCAGACGAGGAAAAGCCTGCCGAACCCGAAAAGAAGCCTGCCACGCGCAAGCGCACCGTAAAGAAGGTGGACTAAATGAGATTCGCCGAAGTTACCGACCTCGAAGCGCGATGGCGCACGCTGACCACTGAAGAGCAAGCGCAAGCCGAAGTGCTGCTGGAAGATGCTTCGGCGATTCTCGCATCGAAGGTCACTGTTGACCCGACAGACACCGAGCAGGCGTACAACCTCAAGATGGTCGTGTGCAACATGGTCAAACGCGCCATGCTCGCTGGTGACAGCGCGGCGCTCGGTCTGACCCAGGAATCCATGACCGCAGGCCCGTACACGCAGGCGTACACGTACAGCAACCCGACAGCCGACCTGTATCTCACGAAAACCGAGAAACAATTGCTCGGCATCGGCGGATTCGGCAAGGGCCGCACGATTCTGTACGCGATGGCTGGTGATGACGATGCAGGGAACTAGCGTAACCGTTCGCTCACCGCAAGCCACGACTACAGACCGATTCGGAAACGAGCAGTACAGCTACGACGAAACGACCGTGGACGATGTTCTAATCGCGCCCGGCGCTACTGAATCGCTCGAAGCATCGCGGCCAGAGGGCGTGCAAGTCGCGTATACGCTGCACTTCCCGAAAACGTTCAGTGGCACGCTCGAAGGGTGCGAGGTCGTTCTACCCGCACCGTGGGCAGGCACGTACCGCATCATCGGCTGTCCATCGCCCTACATTGACGAAAACACGCCGACACGCTGGAATATGCCCGTCGAAGTGGAGAAAGCTCATGGCTGATGTTGAATTCAGTATCGACAAAGAGAAGCTGTGGCGGCTCATCTGCAAGCAGGACGCGACGTATCAGGTCATCCGCAGCACGACTGACGCGGTGGCAAACAACGCGAACGCCATGAGCGCGGGATATCGCACGAAGAAATACCATCGCGACCATAAATCGCCCGCTGTCGGCGGCACGCAGCCGAAGTACCAATCCAACACGTCGCGTCCGCGTGGAGTCGTGCCAACGGGCATCGTCCACCCGAAGAACTACGCGGCGATGAAGGATAACCACCTTCATAACACGCTGCTCAAGTCGCTTAGATAGGAGGGCGCATGTACTCGATTACCGAAGAGTTCATCACATGGCTCACAGCGCAAGGCTATCGTGCGTCCACCTACCCGCCGAAAACGGGCGATGAGTTCGTGACGGTGGAGCGCACGGGCGGCGGCGTGGCCGATATGGTTGACCATCCGATGATTGCGGTTCAAGCATGGGCGAAAACCGAGCCACGCGCCGAGGAAATGGCGAACGAGATTCGCTTGGCGCTGCTGCAATCGCGTCCACTCGGCGTGCATCGCATCGATGTGAACAGCGGCCCGTATGCGTTCTACGACGAATCGACACGCTTACCACGCTATCAAATCGTGTTCGATGTTGTCTGCCAGCTCGTGGACTAAATCACACACAACAGAATAAGGAGGTAGCTACATGGCTACTATGGATGCAAGCCAAGTCACTGTTGGCTCTGCCAAGGCGACTGGCGCTATTTTCGTCGCTCCGAAGGGTACGACGTTGCCAACGGACGCGACAACCGCTCTCACCAGCGATTGGAAGCTGCTCGGTTTCACGTCTGATGCAGGCGTGCAGATTTCCGAATCTTCCAGCTCGGAATCAATCCGCGCATGGGAAGGCCGCACGGAAGTCTACAACGTCAAGACCGAGTACACCGAGACGATTTCGTTTATGCCCATCCAGTGCAACGATGAAGTCGCTAAGCTCACGTGGGGGCCTGATTACGTGGAAGTAGACGGAATCACGGGCGATTTGACCGTGAAGCACCACGGAAACACTCTTGAGCCTGTTGAAATCGTTATCGAGACAACCCCGCGTGCTGGCATTGTGAAGCGTTCCGTTGGTGAATTCCAGCTCACCGAGCGCGGCGAGCAGACGATGAACGGCACGCAGGTTGACGGGCGGCAGCTCACATTCAGTTCGATTGCCAATTCAAATGGCATCACCATGACCGACTACATCTCATTCACGGTGTAGCGTCATGGCAGCGAGGAAACCCAAAGCGCCCGTCAACGAAGTGCGTGGATTGAAATTCGAAGTCAACGACGAGTTCATGGCATCGTGGGCCGCGTTCAAGATGCTGCGCCAATTCAACGAGGACGAGCTGAGCGACTTCGACAAGTTGGACTTATCGATGAAGCTCATCAGTCTCGCGACTGGACTCACCGAAGATGACATCGTGGCGGCAGCAGGCGGCGAGCTCGCGAAAGCGACCGACGTTGTTGAGCTGGCAATGGAAATCATCACGACCATCGCACCAAAAAACTCTTAGTGCTCGTAGCGGCGATGCAAGAGCATCCCGACCAGCTGCGAGCAGACCTACAGCGACATTACGGCATCGACCTCGACCACGCTATGGCAGGCGAGCACACAGCGGCGCACATAGGCGCTCTCGTGGCTTGCCTGCCAAGCGATGCATCGCTTTTTAGGGTGGACAACCCCGATGCAGCGTGGACGCTCGAAACCGTTCTGCTCGCTGTCATCCATAACGACATATCCAGCTTGATTTACGGCATGAGTGACCCGCGCAAGCGTGGACATAAACCGAAACCAATCGGCCCGTCATGGCTGACAGCAAAAGCCGTGCGCAAGCTCGAAGCGCGGACGCTGACCATTGACGAACTGATGGCCGAGCTATCGAAACCGCGAAGGAGGTGAGCACATGGCAAGTGCAAGCGAAGTCGGTACTGGCTACGTTGTCATCAAACCGAAGCTAGATGATGGGGCGGTAAGCTCGCTCGAAGCGCAGGGGAGCAAGGGCGGCGGCATGTTCGGCGGCGCGTTCGGAGTGGCCGCTGGCAATCTGATATCCAGCGCCGTACAAAAAGTGGCGTCTGCCATCACCGATACACTCGGCAACGCTTTCAATAATTTCGCGGACTATGAGCAGCTTGTCGGCGGTATCGATACGCTGTTCAAAGAATCAAGCGGAATCGTGCAGAAGAACGCAGCCGAAGCGTTCAAGACTGCTGGACTCAGCGCGAACGAGTACATGGAGAACGTGACGAAGTTTTCCGCATCATTGCTCCAAGGTTTAGGCGGCGATACCGAGAAGGCCGCTGCATACGCTGATATGGCGATGCGAGACATGAGCGACAATGCGAATAAGATGGGCAACTCGATGGAGGATATCCAGAACGCCTATCAAGGTTTCGCAAAACAGAACTACACGATAAACAATCTAATGTCCGCTGCATAGGCGACTATGCAGTGAGCGCAGGTGAACGCTACCAGCGGTGTGGCGGTTAATCCGCTGCTAACGGGGGAACTCTAAACGGAGCAATCCGCATGACAATCCCGTGCCAAGCCCAGAGATGGGAAGGTGTAACGACTATCGGTTCGTCACCGAGTACGGCGCTTATTGGTACAGCGTCGGAAGTGCCTGCTAGCTAAACGGCATCCACGCTCGTTGATGATACAACCAAAACATGTTATACTAGATGCATGAACAGGGGGTATTCATCATGAGCGAATGGCGCAAAATCGAAGGAAAACCGAATTATTCAGTAAGCGACAGCGGCGAGATACGCAACGACAAGACGGGCAGAATCCTAAAGCTGCACGAGCACAGATGCGGTTACCTGCAAGTGATGCTCGGCAGGAAGACGGTTCCCGTCTACGTCCACAGGGCCGTCGCCATCGCGTTCGTCCCGAATCCTGAGAACAAGTCGCAAGTTGACCACATCAACGGAGACAAGAAGGACAACAGGGTGGCGAACCTGAGATGGGTATCGCCGTCCGAGAACTGCTGGAACTTCGGCTACAGAGAGCGCGTCGAAAACCGAAAGAAGAAGGTAGTCGCAACGAACGGGGAGCAGACAATCGTCTTCAACTCCCGAAACGAAGCGGCTGAATACTTCGGCTGCAACAAGTCGCTAATCAAATACGGCTGGCGATACAAGAGGGGCAGCAAAAAAGGTTGGATGTTCAATTTAGCTAAAGATATAGTCTAATCCCCTGATAAATATCGGGAAACCGAGGGTGTTAATGGTTAGATAATCTCCGCCTAGGCTACGGCGGCACCAAATCCGAAATGGAACGCCTGCTTGCGGACGCATCAAAAATCGCAGGCGTAGAGTTCAACATCGACAATTACAACGACGTAATCGAAGCTATCCACGTGATGCAAGAGAACATGGGCATCGCGGGGACAACGGCAGAAGAAGCACAGCACACAATCAGCGGCTCGATTAACCAACTAAAGGCATCGTGGCAAAACTTCCTAACGGGCATATTCGATGAGAACGCCGACATCGGCGCACTCGGAGAGCAGCTATTCGAGAGCATCGGCGCGGTGCTGCAAAACGTCGTTCCGCGAATCGGCGTGCTGATACAGCGCGTCGTGATGGGATTGCCGCAGGCTATAATCACGGCTCTGCAAGCGATACCGGTGATGTTGGCGCCCGCCATTACCGCGACGTTCGGCGAGCAAATCGGTGGACAGATTAACGAAGCACTCAGCGGCGCGTTCAGCGGCATGGCCGAGACGATGCAGCAATTGTTCGGTGCAGTCATCGAGACGGCGCAGGCGCTATGGACGGCATTGCAGCCGATTATCGAGACAATCGCGCAGATGATATCGGCGGCGATGCCGATTATCCAGGATGCGATATCGACGGTCGTGAGCTTCATCACGAACGAAGTATTGCCGCTCGTGCAGGAAATCGCGGGAATCATCCAGCCTGTCATCGAGGAAATCGCGAAGAGCATACAAGCGCACATGCCTGAGATTCAGGCGGTAATACAAACCGTTATGGGCGTCATCAAAGACGTGATAAGCACCGTCTGGCCTTACGTGAAGGCGACAATCACGACGGTCGTGCAAGCAATCTCAAAGGTGATAAGCACGGTATGGCCAGTTATCTCGAAGGTGATATCCGTCGCATGCAACGCGATACAGTCAATCGTCAAAACGGTGTGGCCTGCAATCAAGGGCATAATCGAGACGATATCGGCAACTATACAGTCAATCACCGAAACCGCATGGCCGATTATATCGGGCGTTGTCGAAACGGCAGCTGATGCGATTACAAGCGCGATTGAGGGCATCGAAAGCATCGTGTCCACCGTCACTGACATTTTCGATGGCGTGAAAAGCGCAATCGAAGACCCGATTGGGACGGCGCAAGGATTCATCGAGGATTTCGCGAGCGCGATTGAAGGGATAATAAGCGGATTAGACCTTTCGCTTCCCGACATCGCATTGCCGCATTTCCACGTTGACGGCGGCGAATTCCCGTGGGGTATCGGCGGCGAAGGCGAACCGCCTGAATTCAGCGTTGAATGGTACGCAAAAGGCGGCTTCGTGGACGGCGCTACGCTCATCGGCGCAGGCGAAGCAGGCCCAGAGATGATTCTGCCGCGTGAAGGTGGACTCATGAACGAGTTTGCAGACGCGGTTGCGTCGCGTAACGACAACTCTAAGGTAGTCGAACTGCTCGCGCAAATCCTGAGTAAGACTGGCACGGTGTACATCGATGGCAAGCAGGCAGGCAAGATTCTCGCGCCGACGATAGATACCGAATTCTCAACGACCGCACGAAGGAGGGCGTATGCCTGAGATTTACGATCCACGCACGCGCTCTGACGCGGGTTACTGCACGTTCTTCATCGAGGACACCAACACCGTATACAACTCGCTCGACTTCATGCTGATTCTCACGAACGTCGAAATCGAGGACGCGCAAGCGCGACGATACACAGTGGACGTACCCGGGCGCGATGGCACGCTTGACCTGTCAGAAGCACTCGGCGGCGTGTACTTCGCGAATCGGGAGATTACGCTTGAGTTCGCGTGCATCAACTACACGACTCAGCGGTTCATCGATATTTCGTCACGCTTGCGCAACGCGCTAAACGGCAGGATGTGCAGGCTGACCATATCGAGCGACATAGCGCATTTCTGGCGTGGTCGATGCCAGGTGGACTCAACGCGTGGAAGCTTGGAGCACACGGCGATTACCGTGACGATGAACGCAGAGCCGCATAAGTACAGCGTCATTGGCTCGTATGAGCCGTGGCAATGGTCACCGTTCAGCTTCATCGACGGCACGACGGTCACACAAAAAGACGTGGTTCTCAACAACCAGACCAAGACCGTCACGCTGCCAGTTGACCCAGCGCGTGGAAAACCAGTGCTCTGGCTCAACACAGGCACGAGCGGAGCCGTTCAGGCTAAGTTGTCCACCCAGTCATCATGGCAAGTGCTGCGCATCGGCAAGAACACGTTCCCCGAAATCCGCATGAGCGACCGCTTTACGCAAACGTTGCAGCTCAAAGGCAAGGGCAGCGTCGGAGTGGACTACAGAATCGGGAGCTTGTAATGTACAGCATCATGTTAGACCCGCAGGCAAACGGCAAATGGGAGCACTTATACCATCAAGGCGACGAGGATTTCACCGCATACGACGTTAAATGCACGCTGACGATGGGCGATAGCGGCTCGCTCGCGCTGACGGTGCCTATAACGAATCCAAACGTCGGGCGTATCGTCACGCGAAAATCGCTGCTCGATTTCAAACGCGATGGCGATTCGCTCGGTATCTTCGAGGTTCGCGAAATCAGCCACAACATATACGGCGATGCCGAGATATACGCAGTGGGCGAGATGGCGTGGCTGTTCGATTCGGTTCAGCCGCAGAAGGAATACAACAATTACTCGGTGCGAATGTTCATCGACGCGCTGCTAATCGTCCACAACGCGCAATGCACTGACCACAAGTTCTACGTCGGGCAAGTCAACGTCAGCGGCGCAAACGAGAGCATATACCGATTCACTAACCGCGAGCAGACCTTAGACGCGCTGCGCGATAAGCTGTCTGACCGTCTCGGCGGATACTTCCGCGTCAGGCGGTCAGGCGGCATACGTTATCTCGATTACGTGGACGCGCAGGTGTACGGGAACGAATCAGAGCAAACAATACGCTTTGGCGAGAACATACTCGATTACACCGACAACTACGACGTGAACGACATCTGCACGGAGTTGGTTCCGCTCGGTGCGCGGCTCGAAAACGACAAGGGCGATAACTCGACCATCGGTAATCTAGAGAAACGCGTGGACATTACCAGCGTGAACACATACGGGCGCGATTACATCTTCAACAACACGCTCGTGAACCGATTCGGCCATATCCGCACGACGCGAATCTGGGATGACGTGACGGTTCCGAGGAACCTGCTGACGAAAGCGCGGACGTGGCTAGATTCGGAGCAGTACGAGCGAATGCATATCACCGTGCGAGCGGTGGACTTGTCCATGTCAGATTCGCAGTTCGGCGAGCTTCGCATGGGTGACAGGGCATATGTTGTGGCCGATGAACTTGGAATGCGGCGAACGTTCCCGATTTTCTCGCGAACGTACAATCCAGATGACCCGTCGCAGGACGTGATTGAGCTAGGCGATACGATGGCGATGAAAACGTCGTTCATCTCGTCGCAAGTACGCTCATCGAGCGAGACGCAGCGCAGAGCCGACGAACACGAGCGCATCCAGGCGCAATGGCTCACCGATGCGATTAACAACGTGACCGCGATGATGACTGGCTCGCGTGGCGGTTACAAGATTACCGAGTACGATAGCGATGGACGTTGGCTAGCTGACTACATCATGGACAGCGCGGATAAGTCCACCGCTAAAATCGTGAAGAAAGTAACCGTTGACGGCACCGCGTATTCGCGCACGGGCATCAACGGGCCGTATGACACCGCGATAATGGCGAACGGCACTATCCTCGGCAAGTACATTCAGGCGCACAGCATCCAAGCAGAGCAGATTTCGCAGAGCTACACGAGCCAATGGCAAGACGCCGACACCAAGACGCTCACCACTGCACGCAGCGAATTCACCGCAGCTGATGCGAAGATTTCGGCGAGTGTGACGGCTGTGCAAGAAGATGCGAACGGCAAGATTACGAAGCTCGACAGTCGCTTGACGATTACAGAAAAAGGTATAGAAACCAAGGTCACGAAAGGCAAAATCAGCTCGACCATCAGCCAGACCGCAGAGAAGATTTTCATCGACGCCGATAAATTCGGATGGAGTGCAACCAACTCGTCAATGACCCTTGATGGCACGCTTACCGCAGATAAAGCGAAGTTCACCAACTGCGACGTGAGCGGAAAAATCACGGCGACAACAGGCAGCATCGGCGGGTACACCATTGAATCGAAAAAGATTTACAACGACGTTGTATCGCTTGAGGAAGATGGCATTTGGTTCTTTCGCAAAAAACACAAGATTGGACGAATCGGCACCAATGAGATTGTAAACAAACCAAATCAACATGGAATCGTCTTTGACTTAGATACTGGTGGGAACTATTTAGCATGGGCGGCGAAAGATACAGCACAAGACGAATATTACAACATAAAAATGGTCTATGCGCGTGCTGCTACTGCTGACTTTAGAACAAAACATCTCTCTTTTAGCTGTGACACTGATTTTCGCAATTGGGATGCTTATAGATTATGGATAGACACGGCAACTGGCGGCGCTAATGGTGGCGTAACTGGAACCGTGACCATAAACAACACGACAATGAGATTTAAAAACGGTTTCCTCATGAAAGTAACTTAGGAAGGCACGCGATGGATAACAGTGAAAAAAAGTACATCTTTCCAGAACCAGCAAAACCGCCGAAAGAGAACTACATCGGCGATGTGGTTATAAACACAGTTAAAGGAACGGTTGAGATTCGCAACTTGCCGACTAAGGAGGAATCTGATGCTAGGAGCTAAACTGCGCGTGCTCACAGATTCCATCTACGACTACGCGCTAGAGCAATCAAGCAACATGGGACTTCCTCCCGACATGCTGCCAATCGTGATGGACTCGGTATCCAAGCGGCTCAACGAGTTCGCTTTCACGGCGATTGCGGCGAAGTTGGAAGAACCAGAACAACCAGACCAACCCGAAGAGAACAAAAGCGAGGTGGACGATGGCGAACATCCAGCCGGAGATTAACGACTTCAAGAACGCCGTATACGGCGAAGATGTACGCGATTCTATGGTGTCGCTCGCTGAGAAGCTCAATACCGAAGTCGAAGCAGGCACCACGAACATCGCGCAGCATAACACGGATATAACCAACGCGATCGCGCAGAGCAACAGCGCGAGCGCAGCGGCAAGCACGGCGGCGACCAACGCGAATAACGCGGCGACCGCAGCGAACACGGCGCGGACGAACATCCAAGCGAACGAGAACCAACGGCAGGCCAACGAGCAAGTTCGTCTTAACTTCGAAGCGGCAAGGCAGAACGCAGAGCAGAACCGCGCAGACGCTGAGACGGCGCGTGTGAACGCCGAGAACGCACGTGTCACCGCAGAGAATCAACGGCAAGCCAACGAGCAGGCGCGTCAGTCAGCGGAGAACACACGAGCAAACGCCGAATCCGATAGGGAAGCGGCAGAAGCGGCGCGGCGCACAGCAGAAGCAGGGCGCGTGACCGCAGAAGCCGAGCGCGTAGGCAACGAGCAATCGCGCATCGCCAACGAGAACTTGCGACAAGCTCAAGAGCGCGAGCGCGTAAACAACGAGACTGAACGTCAACGGGCGTTCAACAACATGAGCCAGCAAGTGCTACCGCCTGCCACGTCCACGACTCTCGGCGGCGTCATCATCGGCGATGGATTAACCGTCGATGCAGATGGAAAGATTGACGTTACGGGCGGCGGCGACTTAGAGACAAAGGCTCACGCTGCCGCGACGTATGCGACCATCGAGAGTGTGAATGGCAAGGCCGATTCTGTCCACGTCCACAGCGCGGACGATATCACGAGCGGGACACTGCCAGTCGCACGCGGCGGCACGGGCAAGGCCACGCACACGAGCAATGCGGTACTCACTGGCAACGGAACGAGCGCGGTGGGCAATATCGCCACAGCAAGCGGCGCGTTGTACGCCACAGCCGCGAACAGCGCTCCGCAGTTCGGCACGCTGCCCATCGCGCAAGGCGGCACGAACGCGACAACGGCGGCTGACGCACGCGACAACCTCGAAGCGTTCTGGACGGGCGGCGATGAAATAATCAAGGAGTCCACGTCTCCTGCGCAGAGTATCCTTGTCACAAATGCTTCTGAGCGCGTGTTTAGAGCTGACTGGAACGGCAATTTGTTCGCTGGCACGTTCAATTATGGCGCGTGTTCCACGGGCGCGAACACACCCGCAAAGGTAGCGACAGTCGGCGCAGGATTCCAGCTCATCGAGGGTGCAACGGTCTATCTCAAGTGCGCGAACGCAAACTCTTTCGCGGGTGCTCTTACTCTTAACGTGGACGGCATAGGCGCTAATCCAGTGTGGGCAGGCGGCAAGGCGACCGCTGCGGCATCGGGAAGCAAGCCAGCGAACAGCGTCACGTGGTCAGCAGGCGCAATCTGCGAGTTCGTGTATTCGAATGACGCATGGCATTACGTCGGCAACAACCTCGACGGTGTGTACGGCATGGATGCAGCGGAGCAGGCCATCGCGGACAATGCTGCGAATATTTCTCTTCTGATGAATTGGCAACTTAAAAATGATATTGCGCTCGAAAACGGTGCGACAGGCAGCATTTACGCGATGCGATACGGCGGCGTCATATACGTCATGTTCGAGAGCGTGATTCCCAACGGGCGTCCCGTCAAAGTTGCGACGCTCCCACCCGCGTATAGACCGTATGGCAATGCACAGCCATTCCTCCGCTGCCAGAGCCGCGGCATCGCGGAAACTTGGATTGATGCGAGCACTGGTAATGTGAACATCGTCACTGACCCATCGTGGACTACATATCCGCATTCTGGATTTGCGATGTACTTCGCAAGAGATATTCAGTAGTAACAAGCAAAAAACGGAAAGAAGGTATCACATGGCATACGAAGGATTGAGCGCGTTCCTCACCCGCGTCACGCTCAAGGCCATCTCGAAGCTCGATGAAGCCGACGTGGACGAGCACATGCGGATAGCCGAGAACGTGAAGGCATGGGTATCCGCCAAGACGATGGAGGTCAACCACGCCGAGATGATTTTCGCCGCGATGGACTGGCCCGAGCCGATTCCCGAGCCCGAACCCGAGCAGACCGACGAGGGGCTGACGCTCCAAGACGTGAGCGACGGCTTGGCCGACCTCGGCGAAGTTGTAAGCGAAATCATCGAAGGGATGGAGGCGTAATCATGGCGAAGTTCTACGCTAAGCGCATCGGATACGACATTACGCGCATTGACGAAGTACCCGCGCATTGGCGGGATGCCGTGCGTGCAATCATCGAGGGGATGGAGGAATAATGCCTGACCCGCAATCACGGATTGAAGCAATCCTGGAAAACATGCTCGGCGGCAACAACGTGTTAGAGCCGCCACAGAGCCGCGTTGAGGAACTGCTCATCGAAATCCTCGACACTGGTGGCGGTGGTGGCGGTGGCGGCGGCACTGCTGGCGTGAGTTCGTTCAACGGGCGGCGCGGTGTCGTTCGTCCGGCAGCAGGCGACTATTCCGCTGCGCTGATTAGCACGGTGGGCGGCTCGACGGTGCAAGCTGTGTTGAACGATATCGACCTTGCGCTGCAATTCGATTCAACGTTGTCCACCACCAGCCAGAAGGCCGTTAAGAATTCGGTCATCACCGCTGCGATCAACGTGCTCACGAACCGCTCTGTACCGCAGGGCGGCGCAACGGGTGCGGTGCTCGTGAAGTCCACTGGTGCTGACTTCATGACCGAATGGAAGCCGCAGAGCGACTTCATGCTCAAGGCCGACTACGACGCAGATGGTAACGGGCGCGTTGATTTGGCAGAGCAAGCAGCAAGCATCAAAGGCCCGACATACAAGGCCACGCTAACGAACAAGGGCCGCGACACGACGCTCATCACCGATGCAGACGTTGGCAACTCGAACGGCGTAGTTCCGCTGGACAGCAACAGGAAGATTCTGCCTGAGTTCCTGCCTGATAACATCATGAGTGGACTCACCTACGGCGGCATCTTCAACGCGACTACGCGAGTTGTGCGACTGACGCCACAAGCTAAATCGATTCTGGGCATCAGTGCCGACACGATGACGTTGCAGAATTCGTCCACTGTGCCTGAAGGTTATCCCGCGAATGTCAGCTTGTTCTACATCACCACGACACCTGGCACGTTTGCCAGCATGGACTTCGCGAACGGCGACTGGCTCATATCGCTCGGCACCGAATGGCGTCAGCTCGTAAGCGGCAATCAGGTGTCCAGCGTCAACGGCAAGACGGGCGGCGTGCTGCTCGATTCGGACGATATCACCGAGGGCAACGCGAATCTGTACATGACCGTTGCAGAGCGCACGAAGCTGAACGGCATCGAGACGGGCGCGACACGTGATGCAAGCGTGCTCACGAGCGCAACTGTGACCGCGAATGTGGACGGCACGTCAACGCTCAACCTGACCAACAAGAACGGCACGGTCACGAGCTTCACGAGCGCACAGACTGACCTCACCGACTACCTCAAGAAAAACGGCGATTCGGCGCAGACATACGCGGCGTATGAGCCTGTTAGCTCACGGCAGGCGTTCACGGGCAGCGAGACTGAGACGAACTTCCGCGGCAAGGTGGTCAGTTGGTTGCAGCAGCTCGAATCGGTTGCTTTCACGGCTGATTACGACGATTTGACCGACAAGCCGACCTACAACGGCGTAACGCTCGAAGGCGATATGGTTGCGTCCATGCTCGGCACGCTCGACGTGCAGAAGGTGAGCGCACTGCCAGCCACGCCGACCGCTAACACGTTGTATGTGACCGTGGACACAACGCAGACGCCGCCGACAGTGGATTTCCACGTCATGCTCGATTCGCTCTACCACATCGAGACTGGCGGCGTGGTCAGTTACGCCGACCTCGAAGACCGACCGCAAATCGACGGCAACGAAATCGTTGAGAACGACCAGACGCATGAATCACTTGGTTTAATTGGCGAAGATGACTTCGTGCAAACCGCCACGGGCAAGCTCGACGGCATCGAAATCGTGTTGCCCGAAGGCACGCCGAACAATCCGATTGTGCTGAGCGAGATTGACGATACCGATGCAATGCGGTATTCGACTGTCCACACCAGCTCGAACCATTACATCAATGCTCGGCTCAATGCGCTGTCGGATTCGATTGCTGGCAAGCTGAACATCGTATTCGCGCCGACCCTGCCATCTGAGCCAGAGCGCAACACGCAGTATTACACATCGACTTCGACCGCTGGCGTGTGGCACATCTACGTCGTTGACAATGTAGGCACCATCCAAGACCTAGGCACCACGACAATTGACGTGAGCGACTTCGTGAACAAGACGCGCAAGGTGGCAGGCGTGATGCTCGATGCCGATATCAGCGCGGCGCAGATTGCAGACGCGACGAAGGATGAAGTGTCCACTGTTACGAACAAGAGCATTAGTGCAGCTGACAACACGATTACCGATGTTGAGACTACGGCGCTCAAAGCTGGCGTGCTGCAAACGTCGATGCCTGAGACGCCGACCGACACGCAGCTTGTCACCGCGAAGCTGGTCAACGACCTGACCAAGCTGAACGTGGTAACCGGCACCGATGCGTTCACGCTCGCGAAGAATTCGCCGATTACTGATATCAAGTTCAACACGTATGCGGTAACGCAAGTGCTGAAAATCGGCAAGCTGTGCGTGTTCAGCTCGCACATCACGTTCACCAAGAACAGCAGCAACGCGCAATGGATTGTCATCGGCACGCTGCCGAGCGGCTACCGACCGAAGCGCAACACGGTTTTCACTGGCTCGATTTGGAACACGAGCATCACCGAGGGCATCGGTGGACACATCAGCACTAACGGCGAGTTGCGCTGGTGGTGCGACGGCAACGGCATGAACGCGATCACTAACGGACAGCTCCGTTTCGCGTGCGTCTACGAGTGCGCGTAAGGAGGGTGACATGCAAGTATACAAAGATGGCCAAATCATCTACAACAGCATCGACAACACGGGCGCATCTGATGATGCCGCTCTCGGCGCACGGTACGCTATGGGCAGGCTGGACACGCTTGATGGGCGCTTCGATGGGTATTACACCAAGCTCGAAGTGCTCGACCTGCTGACGGGCGTGGCTCCTACGAAAATCGTGAGCGCCTTGCCAACTTCGCCCGATGCGAACACCTATTACATGGTAGGCAACGACACGGACGGCTACATCCTGCATTACTACGACAGCGACTTCAACCACGCGCTTGTGGGCAGCTACGACCTCGACCTGTCCAGCGTATCGCCGCAGAAGGCCGTGCTGCCTGACGCTTCGGCGGACTACGAGGGGAAGGTTTGGCAGTACATTGGCACCACGCAGGCACGCTACACCTACGGAATGTTCTACTCGTGCCGCAACAGGCAGTACTTCGCCTGGCTCAACACGAGCGCGGTCACGATGTACACGTACTCGGCCACGCCATCGGTCGGCGACACCATCTACGACGAGAACGGCGTGCGCTATGCTTATAAGGTGAAGGAAGTCACCAGCACGACCATCACCGACGAGAACCTCGGCACCTGGACGCGCAACACGAGCGCGGACATGTCGAGGTACCAGTGGGAGCCGCAGTATGTCCCCGAGCAGGTGCGCGATATCGCATCTGGGACGCGCATCGGCCATTTCGACTTGTCCACAGGGCAATCGTGGAGCATGACCACCGAGAAGCTCTACAAGTGGATGACTGCGAAGATGTTCCCGGTCGGCTCGCTCTATGTCACGACGAACAAGACCAACCCCGCGACCACGCTCGGCATCGGAACGTGGGAGATTGTCGCCACAGACCGCGTGCTCTGGGGCGTCGCAGCTGCCACGAATGCGGGCACCACGATTGACGAGGCACTGCCGAACATCAAGGGCGATTTGGACTTCTCCAACGGCGCACAGGGTCATGCCGAAATCTCTGCAAGCGGCGCGTTCAAGGCCACAAACGTCAGCGCGACGTACCCGCAGCCATCGAACACGTCGGGCGGCGGGCGAAAAATCAACTTCAACGCAAATCGCTCGAACAGCATCTACAAAGACAATGCACATGTGCAGCCGAACGCTTACACCGTTCACATTTGGAAGCGCACGGCGTAACCGCACGCAACATCGAACAAACGGAGCGTCCACGTCGGGCGCTCCTTTTCTTTTAGGGAGGTATTACGTGGAAGGTTTCGCAGACATCGAAGCATTCGTGGCAATCTCGCTCTCCCTATGCGCGGCGATTATCGCCATATCTGGCACTAGCGCGGCGGTGGTGAAATTCTGGCGCTATGCCCACAGGCAAAGCGATGAAAACGCGAGCGAGATTGACGAATTCAGAAAGTGGCTCGCGTCTGACAAGCGGCGAATCCAAGAGCTAGAGGAAAAGCAAAGCGAGCTTGACGAAATCAACAAGCTACAGCTCAAGGCGCTGTTCACTCTGCTAGGCCATGAAATCGACGGCAACCACCGCCAGCAGCTAACCGACGTGCGAAGCGAAATCAACACGTATCTTATTGAAAAGTGAGGATGCATATGGATGAGAAAACGAAAGCGATAATCAGCGCAATCGTCGTGCTAATAGCGAATCTCGCGGCGTTGTGGGGCGTGAGC